CCATCACATCGTTGGCGGTATCAATTCTTGGACATCTTGCACGGCACATCTTGGATAGATTCCTCTATACGAGAAAGACCGTGCAGGTAGGACTTAAATCCCGAGTGAAGCTATACGATACAATCGTTAACTTCAAATGGGAAAATGTAAAAGAACCATGGTTGACTTCAGTAGATCTGACATCAGCCACGGACTATGTACACACGACAATAGCGCGAGAACTTCTCGAGTCAATTGTTGATGTGATGGAAAATGGAATAGCCAAAGACCTTGTTAAATTAGCAGTGTCTCTGGGCCTATCCAAGAGAATCTTCATGGACAAAGATAAAATTATCTATGACCATGTAAGAGGATACATGATGGGCGAATCACTCGCAGGAATCGTACTAAATGTACTGTCCTACGTTGTCCGCTCACTAGCTAGAGCTAGTGTGGGAGGGTTTCTTACCCTCCCACACCATCCTACCAACAATGATGTTGATAGGTATATTGAGATTAACCACCGTGAGATCCAGGAATTCCTGGACTCACACGTGGTTAAAGAAGATCTCTACAGTGTTCAATCCGGTGACGATGTCGCCGCAATAAGCACTGAAGAACTAGGTCGGTATTACAAATTGTGGTACCGAGTACTCGAAATGGAACCTTCCGAGAGAACATGGTATGTCTCTCGGAGGTTTATGACCTTCACTGAAGAAATGGCTGTAATTGCAACCATAAACAACAGGAAGAAGTTTAGATTTGTCGATCAAATCAAGCCCAGATGTCTGAGCTTGATAAGCGGCGAACCAGATAGCCAAGCAATAGTCTCAAATTTTGGGCTACTGAAGGGTTACCTTAGGAACATGCGACACGAATCGTGGAATGCCTACAAATGTAGGGTCTACGACATGTGCGATAAAATGATCCAGAGAACTCCTATCATTAGAGATAGAGTTAATTCTGGACGTATAGTACCTGAACTACCAAGCTTCATGGGTGGAATGGACCACCCAAGAGGACTGGTAATGAATATGAAGGACTACAACAACCCCGATGTATCGATGGTTGTGACTGGTCTCGTAAATCTCACGGATCCAAGTGGGAATATTGAGTTACTCTCAGAATTCCTATTTAATCCGGATAAGACAAGAGGTACAGATGTTGCCGACAAATGTCGACAATACTTCTGTGCCTTCTATAAGGACATCCTAACTGCTTACAAAAAGAGTAAACTTTCTGTAAAACAGTATGGAGATAAATTCACTGTGGAAGAGGTTATAGAAGTAACCTCTACCAGAGTGGTAGTTATACAACCAGGCGTTGTCAATGCACCAAAAGGTGAGTTGGTAACGGCTGGTGAAGAGAAGGTACTGGTAGCTAAGGCAGAAGAAATAATTCTCATGCCCAAAACTATCATAGACAAACCAGCACGTGGTGTATACGAAGTCGCATACTCCACGCC